CTTTACAGGTTCCTTAGCGGGTGCTACTGGTGTAGTAGCTTCTACAGGTGCATCAGTTTCACCTAGGTGTGCCTTTATCTTACCTAGTGCTTGATCCTTAGTTAGACCATCAGGTAGATCGTAGCTAATTCCTTTGTACTCATATACAGGCATATTTAGTCCAGTTTAATAGGGTTTTCTTTACTACCAGGTTTACCTGCTTTCGGAGGCGCTACAGTAAAGTCTCGATTACGCTCTTGACTAAACAACTGCAATGATTCTGCATCATTAGAACGTGCATCAGTGTGCAGACGCTGTAGTTCTTTTAAGCCAGCAAGTACAGATGCTTTATCGTTCTTCTGTAGACCTGTAAGCACTTGTTCTTTAGCTCGTTCAGCATCCCTGTCTGTCTGCGGGCCTTTAGCAAGGTTAAGAATAGCGTTTACAGATGCTACTGTGAAGCGATTAATATCTTGCTTGAATCGATCAGCCTCAGTTGAGTTCCCCACACCTGTACGCAACCATGAAGCAGCATTGGAGAGTAGCCCGTACTGACCTTTACCACCTTCTAAACCACTAATAAACTCTGTTGCTTTACCAATATTAGTATCAGCGTTCTTCACATTGTTGCGTAGCTTATTTACTTCTTGGATATCCTTCAAAGGCAATGGTGAATTGTCTTTATTGCTTTGCTTAGAAGCAGCGATCATACGTAGTGTTTCCTCGTGTCTACGTTTAGCGTCTTCTTCCATACGTAGTCTATCAGCTGCTGTTGCTGCTGTTTGAGCAATACGTTCACGTTCTAAACGATAACGCTCTTCCGCAAGTTCCTTAGCTTGTGTACGCGCAGCTTCACGATCAGCAGAGCCTTGAAGTACAGCCAGTACTTTATCAGGTGGGCCATACTTCATTACTACGTTGATGATATCTTCCTGTGATACAGGTTGTTTCAATGCATCCAATTCAGTACGTAGCTTCTCTTCTTGTGCAACACTAAGATTAATCTTCTTCTCTTCAGCCACAGCTTTGTTAGTCACTGCTGTTTCTTGCATCTGTGTACGCATCATCTTCAGTACATCCATAGCACCTTGCTGATCACCTGCGTCTGCTAACTGCTTTGCCAATGCTTGATAACCTTCAGGGCTATCTAGTTTAGCCTGTTTAAGCAACTGCTGTCGTGTAGCAGCTATCTTCATCTGAGGGTCTTGATAGCCTAGCATACCTGCCATAGCATCACCACCACGTTGCCCTGCTTGGTAGAAGGCTGCTGTAGCTGCTTGGTTAGGGTCTAACTGAGCAAACTTATATGCTTCCTCTTGTTGTGACTTAGCTCGTTGCTGCTGTAGAGACTCTGGTGTAATACCAAATAAACTGTTAACTACTTCTGTCATACTATGTATCTCCTAGTGTATCTTAGCGGAACCAAGCATCTTGTTCAGCAAGCATATTAGTTTGTTGGCTACCAGGGGTAGTATTATAAGTGTTAGCAGCTCCTGAATTAGACCACATATTCTGCAGTGCTTGCATAGCATTAGTATTATTAGCAAAGCCTGTAATACCAGCACCTAAGCCACTACGAGCATTAGCGTTATATTGAAGGTTAGCAGCATTGGTAGAAGCATTGTTCATAAGACTAGCAC